ATGCCCTTGGACTGCCTCCTTCACCTGCTACCTCCATAATACCGTTAATTGCCTCCTGACCCTTCTCTATAAGGGAATAGAGGTTTGCACGACTATACTCGTAGTCCTTATCAATATGCCCTTCTCTTATATTATCAGTATCAGTGGGCACTATTTTTTTGACTTTATCTTCTACTTCAACAATATCACTCGATGTGTTGAGTGCATTATTTATCGATTCATAATTATTATTCATGATAAATTAATAATCTATTTTCTGTGTTGGACTATAATCTTTAGAATCTCCAAAAAATTCCCATGTTTCATTAAATCCAAAGTCATCACCTGCTTCAACAAGAAGATCGTCAGCAGCTGTGATAGAACCATCTCCATCGTAATCTTGTTTTGCCTTAGGAGTTACCGTATATCTCATTTCCCTTCTTGCAGTTTTTGTATCTGTGCTTGAATATAAATCGACTTGAACTTTTTTAATAAGTCCATCTGTGCTATCTGCAATGGGTCCAAAGATATATGTTTTGGCAGTAAATCTCAGAGTATAGATAAGTGCCCGTCGAGTTTGAAAAGATCCTTCATAGTCGTCTTGAAAATCTATAGAGTCTAAAACAATAGGAACATCTCTTTTTTCTCCAATTGATTTTACTAAGTCCACTGTAACATTAAAGGATGGTTGGAAAAATGGTAGTATTTGTTCTACAATTTGTAAAGCATCATCATTTAATTTAGTAAAAATATTAAGTTCAAATCCAATGTTATATGGAACGGGCATAAAAACTTTTTTTACTTTTTTGTCATTATCAACTGCTTTAAATGTTTGAATTACCCCAGATTTTCTTGTAGAATCATATTGAATACCAGTCATTTCAAATGACATTCTTGGTAAAGTGATAGCAACTGGTTTAGTTAAATCTTGCTGTTGTTCTATTTTTGCAAGAAATTTCTGCATTGGACCATAAGATAGACCAACCTTCATATCAGAAATTACACCGTCAGTACTATCCTTATGTTTAATATGAATATCATTAAATAAAGTACCAAAAGAAATAATAACTTTTCTGATTATTTCGTTGTAAAAATAAGTTCCTAACATTAGTAAGTACCAAATGGATTGGATTCTGTAAAGTCCAATATATTGTCGGCTTCATTTTCAAAATCATCATTATCAGAATATTTATCACTAGATGATGTATCTAAATTATATGATTTTAATGTATATATTGCGGAAGAAGATGTTCCTACAATACTTTCCCCTTCACTGAATGTTCCACTATTTAGATAAACTCGCAATACCTTATCGATATCTCCGCCTGGATTTGTCCAAGATTTTACTTCTGCGGTGGTTCCGGAAAGTGATCCTGTTACTGTTTCTGAAATAATATAAGTTCCAAATCCAACGACAGGGGGAGCAGAAACTGTAATATTTGGTAATGATGTGTATCCGGATCCAGCATTTGTAATTAATACCTCAGAGAGTCTTCCTCCATCGATTCTGGATATTGCTGTTGCAGTTGTTCCTCCTCCAATAGGAGAATCTATTTCTATTGTTGGAGGTTGATAGTATCTATCTCCTTTATCAGTAATTCCAATATTTAAAATTGACCCTGTTGATATTATAGAAGTTGCTATTGCACCAGATCCATTTCCACCAACAATTGTTACTTTAGGTGTTTCGGTATATCCATATCCAGAATTTGTAATTACTATCTCTTTTATTGATAGTGCGTCTCCAACTGAGGTTGTTATTGCTACTGCAGTTGCAGTTCTAGAGAACTCACCAACTCCTATTGCACCAATAATTTCACTAGTGTCTGGATCTCCTGTAGGTGGACTTATAATTACGGTTGGTATTCCAGTATATCCATAACCGTCGTTTAATAAAACAATTTGACTTACACCTGTAAGAGGACTGACAGATGCCTGACATTTTGCTCGACCACCAAAAGCAACTAAATTGAGATCTGTAATATAACCAACATCTTCTAAAACGTCATCAATTTCTGAAATTCCAGTGTCAATTTCCTCATCTTCATATTCAAAGAGTTCACATGATATTTCATAAACATAATTTTTTCCAAGTTGATAAAAAGGTTTTTCTATTTCAACTCTCTTTATTTCAAATAATCTTTCTCCCAGTGGGAAGTAAACTAAATCTCCTTCTTTGGGTCTATCAACAAATGCTAAATCTTCACCTGGATAATATGACTCAGATATCGACATTATTTCTGCTAAATATGGAGAAATCGATTCTTCAAATCTTTCTTTTGAAATTACCAAAGTTATTTCATTTTTTAATCTCAATCCAAATTTTGTCATAATATCACTATCTGGAGCATATCCATCATAATTGTCTAAATATGCTTCAATCAAAAAACTTGTATCAAATTTTGAAGATTGGACTTCATTAAGTATGTTATCCGTTCTCAATAATTTTCTTGGGATATAATAAATTTCTATCCCATATATTTTTAGTTGTTCATTTATCAAATCTTGTACAAGATTTTGTTCACCCGATGAACCTTGTAAAAAAAATGGATTCAGTGCCATAATTATCCAATTAGATCTAAAGGTGGTAATTCATATTCTAAAGACATTCTTTGCTTGATATCGTCTAAATCTCTTTGGGCATCTTCATACATTTGTCTCCCATTTAATTCTATACCTCCAGGAAGTTTTACTCCATTAAATTTAATAAGATTTTGTCCCCACTGCCTTTTAATAAGTGCAGTTAGATATTTCTTCACAAAACTATCATTATAAATTTTAGTAAATGATGCAGGATCTAGTGCTCTATAACAATCTATTACAAAAAATACATCTTTTTTTTGCGCTGACCAATCTATATCCAAATATAATCTATCTTGTCTCTTATTAAATCTTATTTGCTTATCAGTAGTAAGGAGAAAATCAATATCCTCTAGATAAGATTTTGTCATGGAATAAGTCAATAAATCAACTGAATTGAAGTAATACAAATCATTTAGAAATAATTGATATTTAATACTAAACATTCCACCAGAAATAGTACTAGTATCAAACTTAAACACCTTTTCAATTCCTATAACAGAATCTGGAACTTGAATATAGTTTGAAGTCTCATAAAAATTAAATGTTGTTGCTGCACCTACAATGGTTGAAGTTGCACTGGTAGTTACAATTCCAACACCTTCAGTTCCACTTGCTTTACCTCTATTAACATCATCTTCAGTAACTTTATATTTCAAAAACATTCTTTCAACACCATCAAAATGTCTTTCATTAAAATATTGGATGGTGTCGTCTACCAAATCATCAATTTGATCATCATCTACATTAATTTCTAATACGGGAGCACCTAATTTTCTTAAGCAATAGTCTATAAGTTCTTGTTTTGTACTTGGTTTTGCCATTAGTATTCTCCTCCATCAAGAATGCTTGTCCAAGTAACAATTCCGGACGGTTCATCAGTAGTTAGTATAAAATTACTAGTTTCTATTGCTACAGCAGTGCTTCCACTGCTCACAAATTTTCCTTCCGTTGTAAAATACCCAACTCCATTTGGACCACTAAAATTATTTTCATAATATAAATATTGATCAATATATAAATCAGAACCTACAAATAAATCACCTCTAAATGTAGTAATTCCAATAACATCAATATTTTGAGTTGTAACAGTATCAGTTACATTTATATTTCTAATAAATCTAAATGTATCTGTTGTAATAAATTTAGAAGTATTTGCTTTATATTCTAAAACAAAACCATCTGCCAAAGATGATATATCTACATCACTTAAATCTACAACTCTTGTTACAGAACCTCCACTAATATTGGAGAGAACTTTTATAACACCTTGACCTCCAATTCTATCTGGTACAGACATTACCTCGTTACCCCCGGTCTTACTAGAGCCATACCTTCAAATGCCTTATATTTTTTTCCTCCAGATCCTAAACCACCAATCTCAACAAGAACATCATAAACATATCTTCCAGGTTTTAGGCTTAAAGTCTGTTCATCTGATAGAGACAATTCAATAACACCTGCTTCAGAATCTAAAATTGTAGATGCAAAAGAAACCGATGTAGAGCTAGAAGGACTTTTTCTTAATTGTGCAGATACACCGTATCCAGTTATGTTTAAACTAGAATTAGTTCTAGAATCACCTAATGCAAAAGAACTGGAAAAATCAAATCCCTGTTCAATCAAAATATTAGATGCATAAACTGCCATTATCTTTATAATTTATTATCCTACAGGTATTTATATGAATTTTTGATGTCAGTTATTTCTTAAAAATTCTTTTAGTAAAGATTTGATTTCTTGAATATCTTTTTTTATATTGTCCAACTCTTCTTTTTGTTTTTTCTGATTTTCAACCTTTTTAATTCTTTGATTATATCCGATAGTATCACAGTTAATAATGGCACCAGTATCCTCATCTCGATAAAGATGAGGATGGTCTTTAACTTTAATTAAATTCTTCATGCTAGTGCTATTGTTCTGAGGTCACTAATAATTGGTGGATTTGCTTGATCTGTTCCAGACATTACAATCTTGATACTATATCCAGTAAATTCACCCAAATCATTGGCACTAAATTCATATTCTAAGAATTGTCCATCAAGACTTGCTGGAACTTTTACATCAGGATGTCCACTATTCAGGGATTCATCTACAACTTTAAAACTACCATCAGGAGTTGCCTCAATATTTTCATAACCTGGAAACAATTCAAATGATTGTTCAATTTCTGCAGAATCTTGTCTTACCAAACTGTAAAGAACTCTAATATCTGCAGAAGGATGCCTATATGCACT